GTTCCATCTCCATCAGATTCAGGAATAACTACAAATGACCTTTGAGCTGCTTCATAACCTCCAGCAGTCTCTTTTGTAAAATCTACCGTTACTAATTCTACAACTGCATCATCACCTAGTTTTTCATTATCTGATATATCAATTAGTTTTTCGTGTACTGCATTGCCTTCCATTTGGTCGAATTCGTAATCAATAGATGTAGACATGCCTACAATATCAGTTGATTCGAAATCCTCATCTACATATTTTCTGGTATACTCTTCTGGATTTTTATTGACAGTTAGAGCTGTAAATCCTATCATCCTACCATACTTATCATTATCAGTCTTCAGAAAGGTTACTTTTCTACTTCTTAATACTATCTTTTTCTCCATTTTTTAAAATCCTCCTTCATAATATATTAATCTCAGTTGTATCTGATACTGTGCTCTATCTTCTTCAGCGTGGAATAAATATCCGCTAGATAAGACTTGAAGCTCTTGGCTATATTTTCCAGCTCCTAGTATTGGTAGGTTATTTTCATAGTTTTGAACCTCTATCCAATCTTGGAGTCTTTCATAAAATCCAACTGAATTTAGATTGTTTAGAGTATCATCTCCATAAAATTCTCTACTAGCTATACTAAATTGGTACTGCTTTAATTTCCCACCATCTGCATATTCTTTAACTATTGGGTCTGAAGGTGTTGGGATTATAGAATAGGCTAATTCATTTACCTCTATATAATCTACGTTTATTTTTCTAAACTCATCTAATATAGGACAGTCAAGAAAGTAATCTCTTAAACTATCAATTATCATTTCTTACCACCTGCTATCTTAATTGCTCCTCTGAGGATATCTCTTTTATGGTTTGCCTTCATTCTATCAAACCACTTCGCACCTCTCATTGGAGCACCTTGGAAATTAAAGTGAGTTCCATAATACATACGTCTTGCATAAGGAGTCCTATATCTTACATTACCTGACCCTACTTTAGTATGTCTAATAGCACTACTTTTTAAAGTCCCTGAATCAAATGGAACATAAGGGTCGGTAACTCTCATTACTTCACTATCTATAAACTTTTGAACCTTGCCTGCAGTCTCTAGACCTCTTTTTTGAATTATTTTATTGATATCTTTTATAATTAATTTTTCACGATATAAGATATTACCTACCCCCAATCTGCCAATGTCTCATGTGTTTACTACCAAAGTCTTTTTTATCTACTTTAGTAATTGTAAAGGTTTTAAATTTCTTATCTAAATCTGTGCTGCTCTCAATATCCTCCAACACCTCTCCCTTAACTATCCTATCACCTTCTTGAATAGTAAAATAATTCTCTATATCATCACGAGTTTTATAATCTTCAGAATCTATATATTCTTTATTTGCTTCATAATCAAATGGGATGAAGACAGTAACTGCATCTGCACTGTCTAATCCTGTTTGTCTGATATTATAGGCTCTAGAATCATTCCAGAAGACTTTTTCTATTATAGTCCTCTTCCACTCATCTAATCTTGTCGCCTTATTAAATTTTTTATTGAATATGGTCATGGATGAATTAGTATACATTTCCAATCCCTCTGAACATAGCTCCTGAAGTACCTAGATATTTTCTAATGATATTTTTATAAGAGATATTAGGAGAAGTGTTTTTATCAAGCTGTTCATAAGACACTGAATACTCTCCAACTTTCTCGTTGGTGATTATCTTACCTTCATGTTTTTCTATAAAGTTGATAGTATCAACTAATTCGCAAACTGCGTATTTAGCTCTCTTATCATTTATAGATACCCTATTAAACGTATAATAGGTCAATATCTGACTAGCTATAATAATTAACCTGTCTAAATCTTTATCTTCAACTGTTCCATTGAAATTCTCTTGGTAAAACTCTTTGGTGATATAGATTTTATTCTTCATCTAACTCACCTTCTATTAGTTCGATTAGCTTTGCCTTTTTCAGATTAGAGTAACCAGTCAATCCTAAATTCTCTGCTGCTATCCTCAACTCTGATACGGTTAGCTTATTGAAATCTAATATCTTTTCTTCTATCTCTTCTTCTAGATGCTCTTCGTTTACCTCTTCTTCAACTAATTCCTTAATAATATCAAAGTATTTTGGATTAAAATCCCTCTTCTCAATCTGCAAGGTTTCATCTTTTTTATATGTCTGGCTCTTATATCTAACCGTAGTTTTAGCTCTTACTATCAATCCTCACACCTCCAATACATTAGAAAAATAAGTGGGAAAATATCCCACTTATTAGGCTACCGTCGCTATAAATATATCATCTATTCTTTCGAAAGATGGTAGCATTATAGCGGATACCACGGTAAACACATTTACTGGATGCGGCTCTTTTATAGTTGTAACAGCTACTCCGGTATCTACAATTGATACTTGAGCATCAGTATTGCCAGACATTAAATCTGATTCTTCTGGAGTAGTTCCGTAGTAGGTATTACCTAGATTCCCTGATGGTAATAGTGTAAAGACATCATCTTCGAAGAATTGTTTTGTCTGACCATTTTCATCTACGTATCTTTTATTGTAAACTGTTACTTGAAGACCTAATTTAGTTGCTAGGTATTGTCTAATCATTTCATCTGTAACTATTACTGCTGTTGGGTCTATAAATTGCATATCTCCTCTAATAGATTCATTAGCTACTAGATAGTTCCAGGTCTTGCTAGTACAGATTGCTCTAGTTGGTCTAGAACCTGTCAACTCTTCAACTGTTCTCATCCACTCCATCAAATCTTCTACCGGTCTTGCTGTCTCTGGATTACTCCATTTGGAATCCTCATCTGTGATAACTACTTTATTATCTTCAGATAGATGGTAATCATAATCGTATTGCACTCTATTAGCTTCAACAGCTATAGTACCTGAGGATAATAGTTGCATTCTCATTCTTTCCGCGGATACTTCTGCACCTTGAATTAATTGTCCTATATCATCATAGATTTTCGCTATTATTGGTTCGAAGAAGGCTGAGTTTTGTGCATCTCTAACCTTGTTTAATTCTTGCCTATCTTTTTCACCAATTCTCATAGATTCCCTGAAAAACGGCATTTCAGTTTCAATCTTGGATATACCAATTCTATCCCTTAAAGTAGCCTTTGCATCAAATGCACTTGGCTTTAATGCTACAGGTAATCCTTGTCTACCTTTAATCCAACTAAGGTCTAAACCTAATTGCTTTTTACTTGGAAACAGAGTAGCTCCTAAATAAGGTATCCTATTGTCTGCGCTCTCAGTCCAAAATGTCCCTATCTCTTTTGCGTTTACTAAATCAAATATAGTAGGCATATTTTTATCTCTCCTTTACAATCTTTTTATTATTTTAAAAATGTGATTTGTGGTAAATCTACCTCTTCGTCTGGCTCTTCTGGGATTTTATTTAAATCAATAAATCCATGAATAACCATTGCTCCTGGAGCTGGTCCATAGGTTACATCTACATCATTTAATAAAACGCCTTCTGCGTCGGCTCCATTTTCTTTAGAGACTAAACTCACACCATCTGCTAAAGTTCCTCCACCAACAATTGTTCCTGCTGGCACTATCTTCTTACCATTCTCTGCCACTACTCCCTCATCATCAACTGTAACCGCTACTGCTACATAATGGTCAGGGAATTTTAAGATTTCCTTCTTATTACCATAATCATTTACTACAAACTTTGACATATTCTACTTCCTCCTTTTAATTAATCATTAAAGTAATGTTTTTGTGCATCTTGCGAAGATTGTTGTGCAGCTTTAAACTGACGAGCTATCTTTTGTCCTATGGATGGTTTTCCTGAGTCTTGTTTATCTGCCTTATCTCCTGGTCTGATGAAATTAGGTTTGTCTGTAGTCTCTGTTTCGAATTGATATTCATATTCTTTCTGTAGTCTCTCTAATTCAGCATCTAGACCTTTAATCTCTTCACCTTCTAATTTTAATACATCAAAATCTAACAGAGCTTTTACAGCCTTTATACTCTTTGCTCTTGCATCTCTTAATTTATTATTTAGAAGATGTTCAAATTTTAACTCCTCTAGCCTTTTCTTGCTTTCTTTTTTCTCTAGCTCATATTTCTTTTTATAATCATCCGCTTTTTGTTTGATTTCTTCTATATCTAAATCTTTAAACTCTTCTATCTCTTTATTAGCGGTTTCCAATTGTCTTTCTAGATTATCAATTTCGGTTTTTCTAGTATCCGCTAGATTTTTATACTTTTCAATATCTTTCCCATTCTCTGCCATCACAAAATCAATCTGCTCGTCAGTTAAACCTTGCTTTTTCAAATCTTCTCTTTTCATAATTCATTTCCTCCTTTAATCTACGCTTTTTTACGTGAGTTGCTTTCACTTGATTTATTAGATATCGTTCTAATAGACGTATTAAATAGTTTATAGTCTTATTTAGGACTAGATATATTAATTATTTAATTCTAATATATCTTCTATCTCTTTTATCCTGGCTTTGTTATCTTCACCGTTTTTAATCTGACCTAATTTTAATTCAAATAACTCTGCCATTAATTGGTCGAAATCTGTTTGAGTCATCTTGCCTTCAATATCCTGCATTCTAATCACCTCGTATCAACCTATTTAAATTATTTTCAAACATCTTTAAGAAATCTGTCTTGTCCTTGTCTGGAACATATATCATTGCTGCAAATCCTTCTGCAAAGAATTCTGCTACATCTGTAGATGCATAATTTCCAAATTCTTCTAATACTCTCCTCTCCATCTCTGAAGAGCTAATACCTAAATCATTCATCATATTTTTATAAATAGTATTTGATAGGTTATTATCTGATAAGGCAGATTCTTTATTAAATAGATTAATAGCGTTTATATCGTCTCTGTCTAAATCTAATAATTTTGTAGTCCCTTGGTACTTTTCTAGGATATTTTGTAAATCTTTATTATTATGAATAGCATATCCTCTATCTAGAGCGTGAGCGTATTCGTGGTCTACTGTCCATAAGGGATTAGAAGAATAATTTTTAGCTTTCCTGCCTTTTAATTCTGCTAACTGTACTGCACTAGCCTTTGCTTCATCTTTTAAATAGTGATTACTCAACACTAGATTATTTTTAAGGTATAATTCATTTTTACTATTTACACTAAATCCGTGTTCAAATACTCCTATATAGGATTTAGCTTTTCTAGTTATAATATTCAAGCTTTCCTCTATTGACCCTGGAATAGGG